GCTCAAAGACGAAGATTCACGTATGTTGAATGCTGACTTCGGTGGAGCAGGTCTACAAAACGGCTTGGTCTTAAACAACCTACACGGCTTCCGTATTTACCAATCTAACTCACTACCTTCAAAAGGTACAGGAGCTGGAACTTCTGGTGCATTAGCACAAGACGTAAACTTTGGTGTTATCGTAGCTGGACAAGACGATGCTGTTGCTTCTGCTGAGCAGATCAACAAGGTCGAGAACTACCGTGACCCAGATTCATTCGCTGACATTGTTCGCGGTATGCATCTTTACGGGCGCAAAATTCTTCGCCCAGAAGCATTAGTCACAGCGCACTACAACGCTGCGTAATAAAACACTATTAGAGAGTCCCTTAATTGGGGCTTTCTATTTGTCTTATAAACCCATATAAAAGGATTCATATTATGGCTTTTATCGCCGATACCGTTTTTGATAATGGGCTTACAGTAGTAGATACTAACGGTACTCGTTTAGATATTTGCTCTAGTGAGCCTACAACTTATTCAGCGGCTACTTCTTCTCTAACGTTAGGTAATGCTACTGTAAACACAGGTTCTCCGCAAAATGGTGCAACTGATGGTAGACGTGTAATCATACCTGCAATTACTGCTGGTACTGTAACAGGTACAGGAACTGCAGCATTCTGGGCATTAACAAATGGCTCAAATACTTTGTATGCTACTGGTTCTTTAAGTTCTTCTCAAGGAGTTACTACAGGTAACACTTTCTCATTAGACGCAGTATCTATTACTATACGTGACGCTTAGTAGAAGTTAATTAGGTGGCTGATCATAATTTAAGGGCAAGTGGCTACGCCATATATGGAACTTCTGTCTACGGACAGGAGCAATATGGTGGTCATGTACGCTCTGAAGTTGAGGTCAGCCAACCTCTACTAGTAAAAGTTTTAAGTGCAGACAATGTTACAGCTAACTCTGAAGTAGCTATACCTACACTAGAACAGAATCATAGTCTACTATCTGTAAGTGTTACAACTAACTCTGAAGTAACTACATCTACATTAGAACAGGTTCACAATCTATTATCTGTAAGTGTATCTTCTAACTGTCAAGTAACCACACCTACAATAGAACAAGATCATAGTTTACTACCTGTAAGTAACTCTTCTAATTCTGAAACAACTGCAGGTATACTAAGACAAGATCATAATTTATTACCTGTAAGTTTATCTTCCAACTCTGAAGTAATTAATCCAGACTTAGATGAGCTTAATATATTAGACGCTAATGACGTGTCTTCTGTTACTACTCTAACAATACCAAGTGTAGGTCAGGTACACAACGTAAGCCCTGTCTCAGTAGAGGCTAACGCTGAGTTCAACTCTCCAGAATTAAACGAGAGCCACACACTACTAGCAACAAGCTTTAGTACTAATGCTGAAGTAAGTTCACCTGATATTAGCGAAAACAATGAGTTACTATCTGTATCTGTTGCAACAAGTTCAGAAACACTTGCAACAAATATAACTCAGTTACATGTTGTAACTTCTGTACTAGCGGAAGCAGACGCTGAAACAGATCAGGCTACTATAACACAGTTACATGTACTTGATGCAAGTGACACAGAAGTAAACACTACTACATCTACAGTAGGCTTTAATCAGCTACACGTACTAGAACCTGTTAATGTTACATCAGGTATATCCCAAGTTAATAACCCTGATGTAGACGAACTTAATATACTAGATGCTGAAGACATAAGTTCTTCAACTGCCTTAGTAATACCCTTTATTAATCAGTTACATAATATAAGTGCTAATGATTTAGAAACTTCTAATGTACCTGAGACTTCATCACCTGATGCAGTTATTAAAATTATATTCTTAGCTGATAGCGTTGAGTCTACAACACCAGAAGTATCTTCGCCTACTGCCACTGGAAACAATAACTTAAACGGTGTAAGCGTAGAAACAGATACTGAAACTAATGTAGTATCTATAGCCCAACATCAAGTTTTAACTGCTACTACTACCCAGACTAATACTGAAACTGCATCCGCAACTATATTACAGTTGCATGTTGTAGATGCAGATGATACAATAAGTAATACAGAAACAAGCTTACCTATAGTAACTCAGTTACAAGTTTTAGGTGCTGAAGATATATCTGTTACTCCCGAAGTAACGTCAGCTTTAGCTAGAAACTTAGAGCCTATAGATCAAGACACTAGGTTTACAATACATATACCTTCAGAAAATAAAGTAGTGACAGTAGCCTCTCAAGATTATAGTAATAACGTATTAGTACTTCATGAGAATAGAAACTTGTTAATACTAGCGGATAGGATTGCAGCATAATGAAATGGCCTTTCAAAGACCCCGACGAAATACTAGATTACTCAGTAGATTGGTCAAGATTCTTAGACACTCATTCAATAGAGGCGGTAGCTTGGTCAATAAAAAATGCTGATGGTACTAAGACAACAGTATCTGCAGGTGAAACAGTAGACGGGCTTACCCTATACCAACAAACCAATACAGCCACTGTAGCTACAGCTAGATTTGGTGCAGGTACAGCTAATAAAACATATAAGATAACATGTGCAGTTACATTTAACACTTCGTTAGTATCAGAGCGTGTTATTCAGCTACCAATCAAGGAACGATAATCATGGCATATGACTATTTAGAATTAGTTAATGATTTAAATCGTAGGGTTAATGAAACTGAACTTAGTTCTAGTAACTTTGCAGATGCAACAGGTTTTTATAATACAGCTAAAGATGCTATAAACTCTTCTATTAGGTTGCTAAATCAGGAACAGTTCCAGTGGCCTTTTAATTACCTAGAGCAAGAAGATGTATTAACTGCAGGTGACATGAGGTATGATATACCTTACAATGCTAAGACAATAGATTACAATACATTTAGAATAAAACGAAATGCTACCTTAGGTAATACAACAGTTACACTAAAAGTAATGGATTACGAAGAGTACCTCTCTAAGTACGTAGATAGTGAGTACAATGAAGATACAAGTATTCGTACAGTACCTACACATATTGTAAGAGCGCCAGGTAATCAGTATATAGTATATCCTTCGCCTGATAAGAACTATGAACTTATATATGAAATGTATTCTCTTCCAGTTGACCTTATACTACACTCAGACGTACCTTCCGCACCAGAAGCATATCGTCATATAATAGTTGATGGTGCAATGTATTATGTTCAGACATTTCGTAACGATAATCAATCAGCACAGATGTCTCTTCAAAAGTTTAATGAAGGTGTTAAAAACATGAAGGCTATATACATAAATAGATTTGAATATTTATATGATAAGAGGGTGCACTTTTAATGGCTACAGGTTGGGAAGCATTTCCACTTGAGTTAAACGGTGGTCTAGTGAGTAACATGTCAAGGTTACAGCAAGGGCTTAAAGCCCCTGGTTCTGCTAGAACATTAATAAACTTTGAACCCTCCGTTAAGGGTGGGTATCGTCGTATCAACGGCTTTAATAAATATACTAGTAGTTATATACCTGCATATGGCTCTCCTGTAGTGCAAGGAAGTTCTCAATCAGGTACATCTATTGTTATAGCTAACATGTTTGTAAATGTTGCACCAAGCTCTACCTTTCAAATAGCAGGGGTATCGGGTACATATACTGTAGCAAGTAGTTCTTTTAGTAATACAAATAAAGAAACTACACTGACGATTACACCATCTTTAGCTAGTTCACCAGCAGATAAAGCAGCTATAACATTTAGCAATAAGACAAGCAAAACAGAAGGCTTACATTTCTTCGTAGATACAGCTAATAGTGTTAATACTACTTTAGCATACAGAGATGGTAATTTATATTCTTCAACAGGTTCTGTATTTACTAATCAAAGTGCGCCCAACTATGGTTCTACTAATGTAAAAACATCAGGTCAATCAGGTTCTACTTTAATAGTACAAGGGTTTACATCCGACACAGATGTTGCTAGGATAGGGGATACGTTTACTGTAGCAGGTATTGAAAAAGTTTACACAGTCTTATCAGCACCTGCTATAAGCTCTGGTCATGGGACTATTAGTATATACCCTGCCTTGGCTTCTTCTCCTGCTGACACAGCAGTAGTAACGTTCATTGGTCGAGCAATGTCTGGTGGTACTAAAGCTAGGTTTGTAGACTTTAACTATGATGGTACAGAACGTACAGTAATGGTTGACAGCACTAACTACCCTATTACTTGGGGAACTAGTGAAGGTCTTAAAGTATTAGATAGTACCTCAGATATATTAGGTTCTGAAGTAGTAGCTTCTTTTAAAGATCATCTATTTTTTGGTAAAGGTTCTAACTTAATATTCTCTGCACCTTTTTCACAAAACGATTTTACTTCGGGTAATGGAGCAGGTTCTGTTAGATTACCTTCACGTATTACTGGTCTGGTAACATTCCGTGATAAACTAATTATATTTACTAACTCAAGCATACATCAACTTACAGGTACTACCTCTGCATCATTTCAATTAGCAGAAATATCAGAAGACTTAGGTTGCTCAGAACCTGACACTATACAAGAAGTAGGTGGTGATATTATGTTTCTGGGACGTGACGGTCTAAGGTTTTTAGGTGCTACTGCTCGTATTGGTGACTTCAACTTATCTTTAGCATCTCGTAATATACAAGATAATATAACAGAGTTCTCAACTTCTTATGCAGATGTAGTATCTTTAATAGTTAGAAGTAAATCTCAGTATCGTATTATGGGGTTTGCATCAGGACAACTAGAAGCTGCGTCTGAAGGTTATATAGGTACACAGTTCGCTGACCAAGATGCTTCTAGTTTTTCATGGTCACAGACTAAAGGTATTAAGGCGTATCGTACAACATCCGCTATTTCAGATAGTTCTGAAGTTACATTGTTTGTAGGGGAAACAGGTTATATCTACAGGTTAGAAACAGGTAATACCTTTGATGGTTCTGTAATACCAGCAAGTCTTTTTACACCTTTTATATCTGTTAATGATCCTAAGATAAGAAAGACATTGTTTAAAGCTACTACTTACTACGATCCAGAGGGTGATATAGACGGTAACTTAACTTTTAAATATGACTTTCAAAGACCAGAGGTAATACAACCCTTGTCAGGTGGTGGTAACTTTGCTATATTTGGTAATGCAATATATGGAAATGTTAGCTATGGTGGTGATCCAGAAACAGTTATTGAAACTAATACAACAGGTTCATTCTTTACAGTTTCATTACAGTACGAGTTCACAACAGCAGGTAATCCACCTTTTATAGTAGACACAGTTCTACTTGAATACTCTAACAACGATAGGAAATAGAAATGGGTACAGGTTATACACGCAACGACTCAACCAACAACATAGCAAACGGAAACGTAATTAATGCTTCTGATTTAGATGGTGAGTTTGATGCAATCCAAACAGCCTTTAGTACCTCTGGACACACTCATGATGGTACTGCCGCAGAAGGTGGAGCTATTAGTATCGTTGGCCCAGCGCAGGAGTTTAGAGCAGATGGATCAGCTTGGTATCCTAAAACAGATGCTACTTATGACTTAGGTAAAGCAGCCGCTTCTTTTGATGTAGCTTACGTTGAGTCAATTAACTTAGCTGGTACAGCAATAACTGCTTCAGCATCGGAGTTAAACAAATTAGATGGTGTAACCGCATCGACTACTGAACTGAATAAATTAGATGGTGTAACAGCTTCAACTACAGAGATAAACTATATAGATGGTGTTACATCTAATATACAGACACAACTAAACAATAAGCAAGCCGCAGATTCTAATATAGTATCAGATGCTAACTATGTAAGAACAGATCAAAACTTTACTAATGCTGATCATACAAAGCTAAACAGTATAGAAACATCTGCTACTGCTGATCAAACAGCATCAGAGATTAGAGCATTAGTTGAGTCTGCTACAGACAGTAATGTCTTTACGGATGCAGACCATACTAAACTTAATGGTATAGAAGCGAGTGCTACGGCTGATCAAACTAAAGCTGATATAGAAGGCCTTGGCATTGATGTACCAGCAACTAATCTTACAGGCACAATCCCAGCGGCTCGTTTATCTACAGCAACAACACAAGCTGAAAGCGATGATAGCACTAAGATAGCTACAACAGCTTATGTAGTTGATAAGATCACAACACTTATTGGTGGCGCACCAAGCACACTCAATGATCTTAACGAATTAGCGGCGGCTATTAATGATGATGCTAATTATAATTCTACACTCACAACAGCATTGGCTACTAAGTTACCTTTAGCTGGTGGTACAATGACAGGTGATGTCCTGTATGGCGATAATGTCAAAGCTAAGTTCGGTGCTAGTTCTGACCTACAGATTTATCATGATGGTAACAACAGCTTAATAAAAGAAAATAATGCTTCAGGTTCATTGCGTATTTTAGGTACAAATCTTTCTTTAGAAAGTACTGCACAAGCATATTTTTTAGAAGGTATAGCTGGAGGCGCTGTATCTGTTTACCACAATGGCTCTGCCAAACTAGCTACAACATCAACAGGGGCATCTGTAACAGGTTCATTAGCGGTTAGTGACGCAGCAACAACAAGAACAAATTTAGACGTAGATCAAGCTGGTTCAGCACTGGCATTTGCAATAGCACTCGGTTAGGATAGAAACAATGGCAAACACATTTAAAAATTATACAAGTGCATCGGTGGGTACAGGTGCGACAACTACATATACAGTACCAAGTTCAACTACATCAGTGATGATCGGTTGTAATTTAGCTAACAGAACAACATCTCAAATTGCTGTAGATGTTCAAGCTGCTGGGGTGTATATAATAAAAGGTGCACCAATACCTGCAAACAGCGCATTGTCTGTATTGGACGGTAAAATCATCTTGGAGACTACTGACACAGTTGTTGTAACATCTGACACTGCATCATCTTGTGACGTTATAGTGAGTGTATTGGAGCAAACATAATATGGCTGGATATATAGGAAGTAAATCATCTGTCACACTTGTTGATGGGTACACGGAAGCTGAAGCTGATGCTGAGTTTGTAAATGATCCTAATGGTGCTATAACAGTTAGTGGCTCTAATGTTGGTATTGGGACGAGTTCTCCAGCACAGAAACTTACAGTAGCCTCTGAAGGAAGGCTTCGTTTAAATCGTTCTGATAACACACGTTATGCTGATTTATACGTTAACAACGATTCTCTAAATATTGAAACATCAAATGACCCCATAAAACTGTCCTCTATAGCTTACACAAGATTTGATGTTAGTGGCTCAGAACGTATGCGCATAGACTCGTCAGGCAACGTATTAATAGGTAGCACATCGGCTGACCCCATTGCTACCGGCGATAACGCAATAGAATTAGCAGGACAGGGTTATATTAATGTAAATAGAGACAGCGCCCCATCTTCTTTTTTTGGTAGGTCTGGTTCAAATGGACCGATTGTTGATTTTTATAAAGGGACAAGCAACGCAGGTAGTATTGGCAGAGGTGGTTCTGGTTTTTATATATCTGGTGTAGCTAGTTCAAACTTTGGGGTGGTTTTTGATGGTAGTGGTTTAATATCATGTACTGGTGCTGGAGTATTAAGAGATAACCAATATAACATAGGACACGGAGCATATCGTTGGACTAACATTTATGCAACAAACGGGTCAATAAACACATCTGATCAGACAGAGAAGCAAGACATAACATCCCTTACAGCAACAGAAATGCTAGTAGCTAAACGTATTTCAGCAATGTTTAAAAACTACAGATGGAAAGATAAAGTTGCTACGGAAGGAGATGGTGCTAGAAATCATACAGGTATCATAGCTCAAGACGTACAGGCGGCTTTCACAGCAGAAGGTTTAGATGCAAGTAAGTATGGTTTATTCTGTTCAGATACATGGTGGGAACACGATGTAGATGTACCAGCAGTTGAAGCTGTAGCTGAAGTAACTGATGGAGACGGCAATGTAACTACAGAAGCTGTTGAAGCAGTAGATGCTTACACTCGTACTGACACATACGACACAGAAGATGAAGCACCAGAAGGCGCAACAGAAAGAACTAGACTAGGTATACGTTACCCTGAGTTACTATCTTTTGTAGCCGCATATAACGAACAACGATTTGCTTCCATTGAGGCAAGACTAACAGCATTGGAGGACGTGTAATATGTCAGGCTACATAGGCACACAGCCAGTACCACAGGCCACACAGACAAGGGATAGCTTTACAGCTACTGCAGGGCAGACAACATTTGCTACTTCAGGCTATACTCCTTTGTATCTTGATCTTTTCATGAATGGAATCCACTTAGTAAATAATACAGATTACACAGCTACGAATGGC